AGGCCCCCCAAGTTAAAAAAGGGTGAAATCGGGGGGACAAAGGGTTAACAAATTACGAAAAGTGTGATACAATAAGTCATAAGCAAAGCAAGCAACGAAGGTAGCACAGAGGCCTCAAAGGGAATACTTTAACACTATAACCTTGTATAACCTCTAAAAACCTTCCTAGGCTAAATCAGGGGGTCATAGGTAGTAACAACAAGTATTATACACCATTCCTACCATCAAGTCAACCCCAAAGGGATACAAATTGAGCAGCCGAATGACTACATAAGTAAGCATTCGGTATTTTTTTAACCAAAAGGACAACCCAAGAGGCCCTAGATGAGTGAACTGGTAGAGAAAAGAAAGGGAAGGCCTCCCAAGACTAAGAACCCTGTAGGTAGGCCTAAGGGCGAGGCTTCGGCCATGAAGGAATACAGGGAGCGTATGTTGCGCAGCCCTAAATCCAGGAAGGTATTGGACAGTATCTTCCATGCGGCCCTGAATGATGACCATAAGAACCAAGCTGCTGCTTGGAAGATTATAATGGACCGTATAGCACCAGTCTCTGGCTTTGAAAAGGAAGCTGGTTCCCTCCAAAGGGCCTCCATTCAGGTAAACATTACTGGTGTGGAGGGTGTAAACCTTAGTTCCTCAGATGATTCAGTGGTAGATGAGCAATGAGTGAGCTGAATGTCTCACTTTTGCCTTGGCAGCAGAAGGTATGGGCCTCAGATGCCCGCTTTAAGGTCATAGCTGCTGGCCGAAGGTGCGGTAAGACCATGTTTGTGGCTTACCAACTGCTAATTCATGCGCTACAAGCTGAAAAAGGTCATGTTTTCTACATAGCACCCACTCAGCAGCAGGCTAGGGACGTAATTTGGGGCATCTTGATGGACATAGGACAGCCAGTTATCAAGTCCTATCACATCAACAACCTCCAATTCACCCTAATCAATGGTGCAACCATCAGCCTCAAGGGTGCTGACAGACCGGACACCATGCGTGGCGTATCTCTGAAGTTTGTGGCCCTAGATGAGTACGCCTCAATGAAGCCTCAGGTCTGGGATGAGGTCATTAGACCCGCCCTTGCTGACCAGAAAGGTAGTGCTGTATTCATTGGTACCCCCACAGGTCGTAACCACTTTTGGGACCTGTATCAGTACTCAGTAATGGCTGATGACGAGGATTGGCAAGGGTGGCACCTTACCTCCTACGATAACCCAATCTTGGACCCTAAGGAGATTGAGGCAGCTAAGAAGTCCATGAGTTCCTTTGCCTTCAGGCAGGAATTTGAGGCTTCATTTGAGGCCCGGGAATCCCAGCTATTCAAAGAGGAGTGGCTTAAGTTTGATGAAGAAGAACCGCAGCAGGGAGACTACTATATCGCCTGCGACCTCGCTGGATTTGAAGAGCTTGGCAAAACATCTAAGAGCTCAAGACTGGACGAAACTGCGATTGCTGTTGTTAAGGTTACCCCCTCAGGAGACTGGTGGGTTGCGGATATTATCCACGGAAGATGGGACTTGGCTAGAACTGCACAGCAAATCTTCAGTGCAGTCCATAAGTATAAACCCATCTCAGTTGGTATTGAAAAAGGAATAGCCCAGCAAGCGGTTATGAGCCCCCTCATGGACCTCCAGAGGAAAAGGAATAGGTACTTCAGGGTTGACTTGCTCACCCACGGTAACAAGAAGAAGATAGACAGGGTTGTATGGGCCCTACAGGGTCGTATGGAGCATGGTAGGATTAGCTACAACAAGGGTGATTGGAATCCTAAGTTCCTAGACCAGTTGTTTCAGTTCCCAAGCCCTTTGACCCACGATGACTTGATTGACGCCTTGGCGTACATAGACCAGCTTGCTGATGTGGCGTATCCCTCAGCATTTGACCAGCTAGACCAATGGGAGGCCGCTGACTCCCTCTCAGGATACTAATATGCCGGCCCAACGCAGTTCATTGGTGTACGATAGGGAAATCAAGATAGGTGAGGACGTTACTGTGACCTTCAGTGACACCTCTACCCTAACGGGTGTTTTGCGCTTCTATTACCCCAACGACCAGATTTGGGTAATACAGGAAGGCACTAACACCCACTACGTCAAGGACTTTTGGCGTATCTCTAAAATAGTCCCCTAGGAGTAACTTATGGGCAGTGCTAAGATTTATGATATGGGCGATGGTTCGCGGTCCGATGAGGATGTTGCGCTCCAAAATAAGGATACCTTGGAGAACTATGTCCTCTGGAAGGTCCAAGATTGGGAGGACCAGATTGAGGCCAACTACCAGTATAAATGGGAAGAGTATGGCCGTATCTTCCGAGGCCTGTGGGCCAAAGAGGACTCCACCAGAGAAACCGAGAGGTCCCGTATCGTATCCCCGGCCACAGCACAGGCCGTAGAGGACGCAGTAGCGGATATTGAGGAAGCTACCTTCTCCACTGGTAAGCTGTTTGACATTGAAGATGATGTGATGGACCAAGACCCATCCGACATTTCCTTCATGCGTAAGAAGCTCACCGAGGAGTTCAAGAAGAACAAAATCCGCAAGGAAGTCTGTGACGTACTCCTCAATGCCGCTATCTATGGCACAGGCATCGCTGAGGTAGTCCTGGAAGAAATCAAGGACATGGCCCCAGCCGCACAGCCCATCATGGATGGTCAGATGCAGGCCGTAGGCGTAAACGTGGTGGAAAGGACCGTGGTAAAGATGCGCTCCATACAGCCACGCAACTTCCGTATCGACCCCAATGCCAGAACCATTGAGGAGGCCCACGGTGTAGCCATTGATGAGTTTGTACCCAAGCACATCGTCACTGAGCTTCAGGAGAAGGGTGTATACCGTGACGTACCCGTTGGTAGCGCGCCTCAGGATTACAACATTGAAGTAGACCCCGAACTGGATTCGCTTGGACACAATGATAAAGTCAGACTCACAAAATACTTTGGTAAAGTCCCCCGGCACCTCCTTGAGCTTGCCCAGAACCCCTACAACGAGGATGAGGAGCTTGTCACAGACCTCGTGGCCCCCGAGGAGTCGGATGATACCTATTTTGTTGAAGCGATTGTCATCATCGCCAACGAAGGTGAGTGCGTCCTGAAGGCCGAGGCAAACCCCTACATGATGCAGGACAGGCCCGTTGTGTCCTTCCAGTGGGATGTAACCCCGGGTGTCTTTTGGGGCCGTGGTATCGTAGAGAAGGCATATAACTCCCAAAAGGCGCTGGACGCTGAAATCAGGGCACGTATTGATGCCTTGGCCCTCACGGTACACCCTATGCTCGCTATGGATGCTACCCGTATCCCCCGGGGACATACCCCTCAGGTACGCCCGGGTAAGATGATTCTCACCAACGGCGACCCTAGGGAGGTCCTGCAACCATTCAACTTCGGTAACGTGGACCAGATAACCTTTGCTCAGGCAGAGGCACTCCAGAATATGCTCAGACAGGCCACAGGTACGCTTGAGGGAGCCTCTCTGAGTGGTATGGGTAGCAACAACAAGACAGGCGCTGTATCTATGGTCCTTGGTGCTATGGTCAAGCGTCAGAAGCGTACCCTGATTCATTTCCAGGAGTCCTTCTGGCTCCCCTTCATTGAGAAGGCTGCTTGGCGCTATATGCAGTTTGACCCCGAGAACTTCCCTGTAAAGGACTTTAAGTTTGTCCCCATCAGCTCAGGTGGTATGACAGCACGTGAGTACGAGGTTGCACAGCTTACCCAGCTCTTGCAAACTATGGGTCAGGATTCCCCCATGTACCCTTCACTGGTCAAGGCCATTGTACAGCACATGAACTTGGCTAACCGTGATGAGCTCAGTGCTATCTTGGACCAAGCAGCACAGCCCGACCCCGCGCAGCAGAAGATGCAGCAGGAGGCCCACCAGAAGCAGATGGAACTTCAGGATGCCCAAATCTCCGCAGTGGGTGGACAGGGTGCCGAAAGCTACGCTCGTGCCGAGAAGTACAAGGTAGAGGCCTCCATGCTGCCCCAAGAGATGGAAATCAAGAAGATTGATGCCATCACCAAGAACCTTCAGCCCGGGGCCGAGGAGGACCAAGAGTTCACTCGCAGGCTCAAGATTGCTGAGACCCGCCTGAAGGAGAAGGACCTCAACATTAAGGAGCAGGATATGCGCCTTAAGTACAGG